GCATCATCAAACTGGCCTAAGAGATAGAGATCAAAATCGTCTGGATGCTTATTCAATGGATTGTCAGCTACAGCACGATTAACCTCGTCAGTGAAGTCGCGTACAGCGACATTACGATGAGGAACAAAGAAAGGGCGATTGAAAACTTCAGCGGCGCGATCTTTAACAGAAACGATAAATTGCAACATATTTGACCTTTATAAAATTCGATTTGATTGTTTAACACGAGATTCGCTAACATTACGTCTAGCGATTTTACGAATAGGCTGATTTTCATACATCTTGATTTCGGCTTCCATATCAGCACGAGCAGACTGCCGAAACTGCATATCCAAACTTAGATCATGACCTAACTCCTTTAACAAAGTTTTGTAATACCTAGGGACTGGTGCCCTAGAACCCTGCGTAGTAACTACGCTTGCATGCGGAAATACATCCGACATGAAATATTCCCTAAACCACGTTTTACTAATACCTTTCGACATTATCATAAATTCGGGATTTGGAAATATTAACTCTCCATGCTCCGTCGTACACAACGGAAGTGGCATTAACTTGTCCGAGACCTTGATTTTCTTGAGTATATATCTTGCAATATACGCTGCGCTTTCAAAATTCAATTCTCCTATTAGGTGATTCCCTAGGGGGATACCATTGGCGTCTGCCCAATGTTTAGCAACTGTAGCAGATATGAAAGTCCTGTCGCCATTAGTACTACGACCAAAAAGCACACGATCAGAATTAAAGTCCATTCCAAACAACGCAATATGAAAGTGAGGACGTCGGGTTTTTTCTCCATACTCGCCAGAAGCTACGTATTTGAATTTTAAGCCTGCTTTACGCATACGCTTGAAAAACCTTTGTAGATCGCCTTTCCATAATTGTCCGTGTTCGGGTAGATGAGCATCATCATATGTGAGGTTTAGCATACAGGACTCTTCGTGCATCGCTTGTTCGTGGGTAATTCTTATCGCCCACTCCCTTGAATATGCCAGTCTGCACTCGATACATTGACCGCATTTCAGCGGACCATGTGTCGGATGAGACCAAAGAGAAGTACACACAATACCTTAGAAGCGAATACCACCACGCATGGGGGCATTTACAACGTTAGCAACTTGAGTACGTCCAACGTGACTACGGAATTTACTAGCAGAACTGTGTTTATTTACAGGTGAACGCTTTAGTGGTTTCATTTTCTCTCTCCTTAGGAATTGGTGTCAATGGGTACAGTTACATCAAGTAGCAAACTGTACCCGACTATAGCATTATTCCGACTTAGACGTCGGTTCCGCATCTAAATCTTGCGATTTAGAAACGGCATGAGAAATTGCCAATCCTAAACGAACAGCTTCTTCGACGTTCTCAGGATTACTAAAAAATTCCAAAAACTCCTGTGGGGAATTATTAAAACGAGCGCGAACTTTGGCGTCTAAACGCATAAAGTTCTCATCGGCAGCTCTCACGACATTCATAGCAGATTGAAAGTCGAACACGCCTTCATAATCAACAAATTGAGGCATGTTAACAGGACTGGGCATAACCCCAGTCTTCATAAAACGATCTACGATAGTGTTGATGTCTGCTTCATCTTTAAACTGCTGTTGCGTTAAAGAAGCATCCAAACACTTAAGGCCGGATTCGTCACTAGCGAGATCACGGTCATAGTTATACGCAGTGCGTAAAAAAGGGGGCTTGATATTCATTTTCATTTCCTTTAAAAAATATTTAGCCATTATCGGCTAGACCTAGAACGCGAAAAACCACCAGAAGGATTACCAGACTTATCATAGTAAGTGCCATGCTCATTAGTAACATTGGTACGATTACCTCTAACAATCTCTGAAATCTTACCAGCACTATTAACACCAAAATCAATAAAACGCTTAGAACGACCAGCAACAGACTCTTCAAAAGCTTTATCATTTAAAGCACCAGCAAGAGCGGCACGAGACAAATCACCATCAGCAACAGCTTTACCAGCTAAAGCACGTGCTTGAGCAGAATAAGCACCATTACGAACAATTTCAGAAGCAATCAAAGGAAGAGTATTTTCATTAACCTTCATTTGAGACCAATGCAATGCTTGTAATTGCTTTTGAGAAGGATTAACAACATTTTGTTGTGACCAAAGACGATAAGTAGACTCATTTGCTGAAGTATCAGCTTGTCTCTCGCGAGACTGACTTTCAACAACTTGTTGAGGAATCAACTTAGCCTGTGCTTCCTTAATTTTAGTATCAGCCTCAGTATTTTTTGTGCCAGCATCAACTTGGCGAACCTGAGCCGAAATCAAATCTCTCTGACGAGATTGATGAAATGCCTCACCAGCACTAGACATAGGATTCTCAACTTGAGCTTGCTGACCAGTAGGAGATGACCCAGCACCTTGAGAATATGAAAGCATAGGATTTAAACCAGCAGCCATCATATCTTTAGTCTGAGTCTGATAACGCGTAGCGTATTGTTGAGCTGAAAAAGCATTAGCTTGGTCAGCAATATCAGATCGATTCTGATTCGCAGAAGTAGCACCAAGATAACTAAGCCCCCCAGAAATAAGGGGACCAGCAATATCGGCAATAGCAAGATCGTCAATACCAAACATATTAGAAATGATCGATTAGACCGGGAACAGAATACATAGGTAAAGGACGAGCCGCAGTGATATCAAAAAACGCGTCTAACAATAATTGTTGACCGTTAGCAGCAGAACCGACAGCAAGATTACGTGCAAGAGGTGGTGTATCTTGAATAAACGTCGAATTCAAAGTAGGGAGACTAGTAAACTTTTGCGCATAATGCCAAGGGTCGATAGTGCCCGAACTAGTGGATTTAAACAAGCCAGTAATTTGCGATGGGTTGTAACGATACTCAGCCCATCTCTCTTGATAACCAAATACGTTGGAGTCATTAGAAGAACCGTCACAATAAATCTCCTTATTTAAAATAGCTTGCTCACCAAGCATAGCGAAAGCAGGAAAATAATAGTCATACCTAGTGGAACGAGACCATAGTTTTCTAAGACCTTGTTGATAAGTAAGATCAGCTCGTACAGCAACAATGCCAATAACATGACCATGCTCAACGAAAGACTGAGTAAAGCCATGACCAGAAGCCATATAAGTACCAAAGGCCGCAAGGTTACCTTGCGGAGTAGTTGTACCGGATGCACCCGTACCTCCAGTTTGAGCAATAGGACTAATAGAAATCATAGTAGAACCACCGCCCAAATATTCAGGGCGTTGTAGGCGTGCATCAGGCGAAGCTACGCCAAAATGGGCACGAATGATTTCAGTGTAACGAGTACCACCACGCGCGTCGCGCTCAAGCAACTTTTGAATTTGAAAAGATTGACGAAGCTGATTAACAGTAGCTGCAGTCGCTTGGCTTAAATCAGCATACAAACCAGACTGGTTACCAAAAACCAAAGTACCAGTAGCCGCAGCATCAATGCCTGGCGGATAAAAACGAGCTGGATTCGAACCAGTAGCGGTTAACTGAGCATTAGTAACACCAGCACCGGTAAAAGTGGGAACAGAAGAATTAGACTTAACAGGTGCAGAAGTACCAAGAGGCAACGTAACAGCGACTCCGCCTTTTTGAGGCCAAGGAAGCGCTGACGTAAAGTAGTCGTGGCGTTTGCCACGACGTTGAATAACATAATTAGAAGCGGCCGAATAATCAGGTGCATCATCCTTAGCGACAGTAACAGAATTTTGTAAATTCTCGTCGCGGAACCACTGATTGTAAATAAGATTATAGGCTCTTAAAGGCAACGCAGAATGTGAAACCGTATTACCAGAGCCAACCTGCCCGACAGTAGGCAAGCCAAAATAGTCTTGCAAAGAACCGACTGCATAACCTCCAGTCGGGGAAATTTGTTGAGGGATAGAGTAAGAAATAGAATCGGAAGGGTTATCCTGCTCCCCCATAAATTTAACCCAATTGTTCCAGACCAAACGATTAGGAACAAAGAAAAAGAACGAGTCCAGATAGAGATTATCCATAACTGGGAAAAGCGGCGTAGCGAGACGACCGAACATAGTGACTCGACAATTAAACGTATCACCGGGCAAGACCTCCTCACACATAATTGGAACCAAATAACCACTATCAAAAGTGGTTTTTAGCGTTTTCTGCATAGAAAACTTAGAACGCGGAATATCCGCTTTAGGAACCATAGCGAAGCTATGAGAAGAAACAGACTGATTGTGAAACATAAAACTCCTTTAAAAACAAAAAAGCACCCCCGAAGGGGTGCAAGGGTCAAACAGAATCTGACTTAATAACGTCCTTACCACGGACTAAAACAGTTGGAGAGCCTTCACGAATAAAGGCGCCAGTAGCATCATCAAACTGGCCTAAGAGATAGAGATCAAAATCGTCTGGATGCTTATTCAATGGATTGTCAGCTACAGCACGATTAACCTCGTCAGTGAAGTCGCGTACAGCGACATTACGATGAGGA